CGCCCGCGAGGCGTATTTGAGCCGACGGCGGGACGGCGAGGAGGTAAACCTGCAAAGGCTGGCAGAAGAGCTGGGAGTTAAGTACGATACCCTGCGCCGCTGGAAGTCTGCCGACAAGTGGGATGAGGCGCAGCCGCCGCCCAAGCGGACGAGGGGCGGGCAGCCCAAGAACAAAAACGCTGTGGGCAACACCGGCGGCGCACCGCCCCGAAACCAGAATGCACGGACGCATGGCGGCTATGCCGCGGTCTTCTTTGACCAGTTGACGGACGATGAGCTGTTCATTATGGAGAAAACTCCGAAGTCTGCAGTCAAGGCGCTGCAGGAAGAGCTGGGGCTTTTGAAGGTTCAGGAAAAGAGGATACTCGACCAAATCATTTTGTTAGAGGACTCTGACCCGGAGGAACTGTACACCAGCACGTTGCTGGATATGCGGGTCCCCGGCAAAGTCGAGGGCGAGAAGCGGGACGGCGCACAGCAGAACATGGGAATGTACTCCAAGGAGTCAGCATTTACCCGCAAGATGCACCTTCAGGAAGCGCTGAATAAAATCCAAGGCCGCATTGCGACTGTCATCGGAAAGATTCAGCAGGCAGAGGAAAACGAAGCCCGCATAAAGCTGGAACGGGAGAGGCTGGAGCTGCTGAGACTCCGAGCGACCGGCAGAGTTGAGGTCGAAGATGACGATGAGGAGGGCGCGGACGATGACTCTTTACACAAGTGAGGTCGTGGCCCAGCACCTCGATGTGACCGAGCGGCGGGTGCGGCAGCTTCGGGACGAAGGTATTATCAGGGAAAAGCGCCCGGGTCTGTATAACCTTGTGGACGCGATGACTCGGTACATCAAGTATGTAAATGCGGGCAGTAAGGTGGATTTGAACGACGAGAGAGCCAAGCTGACCAAGGTAAAGCGGGAGGCGGCGGAGATGGAGAATCGGGTGCGGAAGGCGGAGCTGATGGAAGTAGGCGATGTAGAAAAAGCCTACTCCACAGTGATGATGAATTTTCGCTCCCGCATCCTTGCCCTGCCGCAAAAGCTGGCTCCTGCGGTGGCGTCGATGGAAGGCGACCAGCAGCAGATACAAGACCTTATCCAAGCAGAGCTGGAAGAGGCTCTGGAAACTCTGAGCCATGTCGAAGAGGCAGTGGCCGAGTCGGAGGCTGAAACGGATGAAGAGGAAAAAGCGGCGGACGCGGAATAAAAATCCGTGTGCTGGTTGTAGCTGGGGATATGTCCTGAACGAAGAGCAGGTCTATTGCCTTATGCCGAGGTGTGTTAGAGGTGAGCGAAAAGAAGCGGAAGATGATTGATGTGGACCCGGCGGTGGTGGAAATGTTCGCACGGGTTCTGCAGAAGCTGAAACCGCCGCCGAAGCTGACAATCAGTGAGTGGGCGGACTGGTTTCGGCAAATGTCCCCGGAGGCCAGCGCAGGCACAGGGCGATGGCACACCGACAATGCACCATACCAGCGCGAGATCATGGACGCTATCGGCAATCCCCATGTTCGCATGGTGGTATTCAAATCCTCCTCGCAGGTGGGCAAGACGGAAGTGCTGCTGAATGTTCTGGGGTACTACATCGACTATAACCCGGCTCCGATCTTGGTGTTGCAGCCGACAGTGGAGATGGGGCAGACCTTTTCCAAAGACCGCCTTGCGCCCATGATTCGGGATACTGCTGTTCTGAGAAAAAAGATGGACGCCAAGAGCCGCTTTTCCGGAAACACCATCATGCAGAAGACGTTTCCCGGCGGTCATGTGACCATCGTTGGAGCAAACTCCCCGGCAGGCTTGGCGAGCCGCCCCATCAAAATCGTTCTAGCCGACGAGGTGGACCGCTACCCGGTATCGGCGGGAACGGAGGGCGACCCGCTGAATCTTGCACAGACGCGCCAGACGACATTCTGGGACAAGAAAACGGTGCTGGTCTCCACACCGACCATCAAGGGAAGCAGCCGCATCGAAAAGTCGTGGCTGGAAAGCACGATGGAAGAGTGGACTGTACCCTGCCCGGAATGCGGTGAGTACCAACCGATGGTCTGGGCAAATGTGGTTTTTGACCGAGAACGCTGGCCGAAAGGCGGTGTACAGTATCGGTGCGAATCCTGCGGCTGCATCGCTGGTGAATACCGGTGGAAGGCACAGGGAAGAAAGGGACGGTACGCCGCCCTGCACCCGGAGCGGGAAGTCCGGGGATTTCACCTCAACGTCTTGGCTTCATCTTTCTGCGCATGGGCCGGCATCGTGACGGAGTTCCTTTCCGCCAAGGAAGCGCTGGACCACGGAAACCCGGAGCTGATGAAGGTCTGGGTCAATACGAAGCTGGGTGAGACGTGGGAGGAACGCGGCGAAACCGCCGACGATATGGCCCTGCTGGCCCGCCGCGAGATGTACACGGCGACCGTTCCGGCACAAGTGCTGGTGCTCACCTGCGGCATCGACGTCCAGGATGACCGCTTTGAACTGGAACTGGTAGGCTGGGGCGTCGGAAAGGAAAGCTGGGGCATCCGGTATCAAAAGATATACGGCGACCCGCTAAAGCCGCAAATCTGGGAAGACCTCGACAAGTTTCTGCAAACGCGCTGGCGTAGAGAAGACGGCGTGGTGCTGGATATTCTGGCAGCGGCAATGGATACCGGTGGCCATCACACGGATTCCGTGTACCGTTTCTGCCTCGACCGGTTTTACCGCCATGTCTACGCCATCAAAGGCCGTGGCGGCACGGAGACGCCGTTCGTCTCGAAGCCCAGCACTGGCAACCGCGTCGGAGTTCCGCTGTACACCATTGGTGTTGACAACGGCAAGACGATGGTATACCAGCGCCTGAACGTGCAGACGGAAGGGCCGAACTACTGCCACTTCCCGTTGAATGAAGCGGCGGGCTATGACGAGGTTTACTTCAAGGGCCTGACCGCAGAGAAACAGGTCGTCCGGTGGAAGAAGGGGCGGCCCACGACGGCATGGGAGCTGAAAGACCCCAATTACCACCGAAACGAACCTCTGGACTGCCGGGATTATGCGCTGGCCGCACTGGAAATCGCAAACCCTGTGTTGGAAAACCCGGAGGAAGAAATGGAAACGCAGGCGACTCAGCGTCCAGCAGGACGCCGAATCGTATCGGGAGGTATCGGATAAATGGCAGGCATCACAAAAGAGCAGGCGGAAGCCAAGCTGCAAACGTGGATGGAGGCAGAGGAGAAGATCGCCAGCGGGCAGGGCTACTCCATCGGCGACCGCCGCCTGACCCGTGCCGACCTCTATACTGTCCGTGGCGAGATTGAATACTGGAACAACAAGGTAAAAGAGCTGGAAGTGGCAGAGCTGAGAGGACGAAACCGGATGTACCGCTTTGTACTGCGTGACATCTGACGGAGGGGCGATATGACAAAAATGAACCTCATAGACCGAGCGGTTGCTGCGGTCTCCCCGGAGCGAGGCCTGCGCCGCGCGGCGGCAAGGCAGGGTCTTGAGCTTATCAATTCCGGCTATGGAAACTATGGCGCTTCCACAACCAAGAAATCAATGCGCGGCTGGCAGTTCGCCGGTGGAGATGCAAAAAGCGACATCGAAGATAACCTCAAGACTCTGCGGGAGCGGAGTCGAGATGCTTACATGGGTGTCCCCATTGCAACCGGTGCGCTGAAAACCATGCGGACAAATGTGGTGGCGGGTGGCCTGACGCCTTCGCCGCAGATCGATGCGGATTTCTTGGGTATGACGCCTGAGCAGGCCAATGATTTGCAGATGCAGATTATCCGAGAGTTTTCACTGTGGGCAGATAGCCCGCTGTGCGATGCTGACCGGGTGGACAACTTCTACAAACTCCAGCAGCTTGCGTTTCTTGCCTACATGATGAATGGAGATGCGTTTGCTGTCCTGCCCATGAGACACAATGTCGGCCAGCAATATGACCTGCGGGTGCAGCTCATTGAGGCTGACCGGGTGTGCAGCCCGGACGGAGATGACCGCTTGTTCCCCTGCATCGTGGACAACCATGTGGTTGACAGCATCGTGCAGGGAGTCGAGACCGACGAGACCGGTGCGGTGATTGCTTACTGGATCTGTAATCAACACCCGCTTTCGAGTATGACAGCGATGCCGGAGCCGATGAAGTGGAATCGCGTGGAAGCTTATGGTGCGACCACCGGGCGGCGGAATATCCTGCACATCATGAACCGGGAGCGCTCCGGACAGCGGCGCGGCGTCCCGATGCTTGCGCCGGTGTTGGAAGCTCTCAAGCAGTTGGGCAGATACACAGACGCAGAAATCACAGCGGCGGTCATCAGCGCGATGTTCACTGTGTTCATAACGAAAGACGCTCCATCCATAGGGCGTCCATTGGGCGAGGTGATCCCGTCCAATCAACAGATAGATGCAGAAGACAGGGGAACGATTGAGTTGGGGTCTGGTGCTATCATCGATCTCGACGCAGGCGAGAAGGTAGAATTTGCAGATCCCAAGCATCCCAATACCGGGTTTGATGCCTTCTCCACAGCTATTATCCGACAGATCGCGTCGGCGCTGGAAATCCCGAGCGAAGTCCTCATGAAGCAGTTTACGGCCAGCTACAGTGCAGCCCGTGGTGCGCTGAACGAGTTCTGGCGCACCTGCGATATGATGCGGAGCTGGTTCGTGGATGATTTCTGCCAGCCTATTTATGAAGAGTGGATAACGGAGGCCATTGCAACAGGCCGCATCAATGCGCCGGGCTTCTTTGAAGACCCGGCCATCAAGAAAGCTTATACTTCCTGCACTTGGAACGGACCCGCACGGACGAACTTAAATCCTGTGCAGGAGGTCGATGCAGCGGTGAAGCGTGTGGATGCAGGCTTCTCGACCGCAGATCAGGAGACCGCGACGATGAACGGCGGCAGCTATGCGATGAACATTCGCCAGCGGCTCATCGAAGCGAAAATGAAAAAGGAGGTGGACGACATTGCGAAAGGCGAAGAAGTACAGAATCGTCAATCAGGCGGCGACGCAGCCGCCCAAGGCAAAGAATGAGACGTTCTGGAAGTTCCGCAATCTGGCCGGTGATGACCAGAAGGCGGAGCTTCTTCTTTACGGTGACATCGCCGAGCGAAGCTGGTGGGAAGACACCGCGACTCCGCAGAGGTTTGCGAACGACTTGGCCGCTCTGGGCAATGTGAAGGAGATCACGGTCTACATTAACAGCGGCGGTGGCGATGTGTTCGCCGCGCAGACAATCGGCAATATGCTGGAGCGCAACGGCGCCACAGTGATTGCCCATATCGACGGCCTATGCGCCAGCGCGGCTACCATTGTTGCCTGCCATGCCGACAAGGTCGTGGCGGCGGCAGACGCCAGTTACATGGTACATCCGCCCAGCATGGGCGTGTGCGACTACCTCACCGCAGAGGATATGCGCAACTGCATCAAGGCGCTGGACGCTATCCGGGGCAATATCGTTACTCTCTACGCCAAAAAGACCGGAAAGACCGAAGACGAGTGCGGAGCATGGATGGATGAAACAAACTGGTGGACCGCCAGCGAGGCCAAGGAAAACGGCTTCGTAGATGAGGTGGACGGCGAGGAAACGGACGCTGTGGTGGAAAACCGGAACGGCGTGCTATTCGTAAACAGCGTCAGCATGGGCCTGCCGTTTGATAAAGCTCCCAATTTTGTCAAAAGCCGCATGGGCGTAAAAACGCCCGGCGGCTTTTCTGATACCGCAAATAATCCGGGAATGACCGGAACACAGGAGGAAGAAGCAATGGAAATCAAAAACAAAGACGACCTGATGAAAGCGTACCCGGATATGGTCAATGAGATCAGAAAGGATGCTGCCGTTGACGCCATCAATCGGGAACGCGCCCGCATCCGGGATATTCAGGATATGACGCTGCCGGGGATGGAGAAGACCATGCAGGACGCTCTTTATGGCGAGCATCCGATGGACGCCACCGAGTACGCTAAGGAAGTCGCAAAGGCTGCCAAGGCGCAGGCACAGCGCCGCGTCAAGAACCTGCATGACGATGCCCAGACCGGTGGCGCAAACGATGTGACCGGCGGTATCGATGATTCGAAGACTGACATTTACATGGACGCCCTGCGGGCCGTCGGTAAGAAGAAGTAAGGAGGGACAGCTATGAGCATGAATCTGATGCCCGAGAAGTTTTCGTGCGAGCCGGAATATCTGCTGGCAGGCACGGACATTTGCGTTACTACGGCCATCAAGGCCGCCGCTGCTGACCTGAAGGCGGGTGCGCCGGTCAAGCTGGATGCTTCCGGTAAGGTGGCACCTGTCACGTCGGAGGAGGACACCGGCCTGTACGGTATCACCACGGAGGATTTTAAGTCTGGCGAAGACGCGGTAATTTATCTGACCGGCGAATTTTTCGCTGATCGTCTTGCTCTTGAGAAGGGCGTGACGGCGGACAAGCTGGAAGTGGCCTTCCGCAACATCGGCATTTTCCTGAAGTAAGGGAAGGAGGATAACCAATTATGCCTAATGAAGTGAATATTTACACCCCGAGATACCTCGCCGAGGTCGTGCGCCTTGCGCCGCCGGTGTTCACCTTTTTCCGTGACACATTCTTTACGAATGTTCGAACCTTCCCGACCAAGGCTATCGACTTTGATCTGGTGAAGGGCGACCGCCGCATGGCCGCTTTCGTTCATCCGCGCAAGGGCGGCAAGGTGCTGGCTTCTGCCGGGTATGAGACCTTGAGCTATAAGCCGCCTCTCATCAACCCCTATGATGTCACCACTGCAGACCAGCTTATGAACCGCCTGCCCGGCGAAGAGATGTACAGCGGCATGACTCCTGCACAGCGGGCGGCACAGCAGCAGATCGCAGACTATGCCCGCCTGAACGACGGCGTTACTCGCCGTGAGGAGTGGATGTGCGTACAGGCCATCATGACCGGCCAGATCCCCATCGTTGGCGATGGCGTCAATGAGGTCATCGACTTCGGCTTTACCAATAAGAAGAAGCTGACCGGTACGGCAGTCTGGGGCGGCAAGGAAGCGGCCATTGCCGATAACCTGCGCCAGTGGAAGCATGACGTCGCCGTGAACGGCTTTGCCAATGTGGATATGTGCGTCATGGGCTGGAAGGCACTGGAACTGTTCCTGAAGGATGCCGACATCCGTAGCCGTCTGGACAACCGGAACTATGGCTATGGCGTTATCAATGTGCAGCAGCTCCCGAATGGCCTGACCTATTACGGCCATCTGAATGACCCGGCTCTGGACATCTACTGCTACGATGAGCACTATCTGGATGACTGGACTGACCCTGACAACCCGGAGACCCGCCCGCACATTGCGGACAACAAGGTGCTGCTCATCAACCATGCCCCCAACTATCTGATGGGTTATGGCCTGTGTACTTACCTCGACGATGCTTCTCAGCAGTGGATCAGCGCCCAGACTTCCCGTCTGCTGCGCTCCTATGTTGAGCACCATCCCGACCGTCGCATGATGGAGATTCAGTCTCATCCGCTGCCCATCCCCGACAAGGTGGACAGCTGGCTGGTGGCTGAGGTCTGCTGAAAAATGCTCCTCGCCAATACCCGGCGGGGAGCAGATTTTTTGAGGTGAGCCGATGCCGGATTTCAAGAAACTGCTCGAAGAGGAGATAGACACTGTATTTCTCGATGACGATATTTTCGCAGA